CGGTACGGTCCCTAGCGGTCCGTGTGTGGGCCAAACTCAACAGGATTAGTAAAGATATGACCCAAACGAAAACACCGCTCAAGGGGGCTACTGAGCCTCGGCTACATAGTCCCTACCTCACGGGCCCCAACCGGGGCGATGAGATAGCGCAGCTGGCAGAAAGTATCGGGCTACCCCTTTTACCCTGGCAGGATTTTGTAATTCGAGATATGACCGCCGTAGACCAAAATAATATGTTTAGACGGCGTAGTAATTTATGCCTTACGTCTAGGCAACAGGGTAAAACTCACCTTGCGCGTATGATGATGCTCGGGCATATGTTTTTATTTGATAGCCCTAACGTACTTATTATGAGCTCTAATAGATCGATGGCTTTAGACACTTTTAGACAGGTGGCCTACGCTATCGAGGGCTCGGCTGACCTAAGCCGTCAGGTCAAACAGATTAGGTACGCTAACGGCACCGAGTCTATAGAGCTAAAAAATGGACATAGGCTAGATGTAGTCGCAGCTACGCGCGACGGCAGCCGCGGCAGGTCAGCCTCGTTTTTATATATCGATGAGCTCCGAGAGATATCCGAAGAAGGGTACCGGGCAGCTACTCCAACTACTCGTGCAAAATTGAATAGCCAAGCCCTGTATACGTCGAACGCCGGGGATGCGTTTAGTACTGTACTAAATGACTTACGCGAGAGAGCTCTATCTAACCCACCCGAGACTTTTGGCTTTTACGAGTACTCGGCTCCGGCTTTTGCCAAAATAACCGATCGTAGCGCCTGGGCTTTTGCGAACCCGGCCCTGGGCTATCTTTTTGATGAGTCCGTATTAGCTGAGGCAGTAAGTACTCAAACAATCGAAACTACTAAAACCGAGATGCTTTGCCAGTGGATTTCGTCTACGGCCTCACCCTGGCCGCATATGTCCGTTGAGGAATCAGGCGATAAGGATCTAAAGCTTGTACCCGGCCCTCTTACTATTTTTGCTTTTGACGTAGCTCCAAGCCGTCGAGATGGGTCACTTGTTATGGGCCAGGTACTCCCCGATGGTCGTATAGGCGTAGCGGTTCTTGAGATATTCCACTCGGAGGTATCTATTGATGAGCTCTTTGTAGCTAACGCTATAGCCAAGTGGGCCAAAATTTACTACCCGAGAGCCGTCGCTTACGATAAATATACGACTGCCTCAATCGCTAAACGCCTTGAGGTAAACGGTATACAGATTATGGATATATCCGGGACTAAGGGTTATCAGGCCTCCGGGGATCTCTATGAAGCTCTTTCTAATAAGCGACTTGTGCACTCGGGCCAGGATGAGCTCGTTACCTCTATGGCAAACTGCGCGGCCAAGGAGTCGGATGCTAGTTGGAGAATTATTCGCCGTAAATCGGCCGGGCCGGTAGATATTGCAATCGGCTTAAGTATGGTCGTACACGTACTTACCCAGCCTTTAAGTGAAGCTAAAGTTTACGTTTAGACACGCACTATATAGACGTACTTATGCTTGACAATATGGGAAAATGCGCTCTATGGGACTATTACAAACACTTGGCTTTAAGTCAGCTGAAAAGCCGACCGTAGAGGCTCAGTATGCCCCGGCCGTTATGGATACTACATACGGCTACGGATCATTTAATACTAACTCAACTTTTGGATATAACGGCATAGGTATTGATCGTAATTTTGCTTTACAAGTTAGCAGTGTAGCTCGATGCCGTAACTTAGTAGCTGGAGTTATTTCCTCTATAGATCTTGCACTATATAAAAAATCAACGGGTGAAAAATTAGGATCTCCGGTTTGGTTAGAGCAGCCGGATCAGCGCCAACCTCGTAGCGTGACTATAAGCGCGACCGTAGATAGCCTTATGTTTTATGCGGTTGCATATTGGAGGACAACTTCTTTATATGCTGATGACGGAAGGCCGTCGGGCTTTGAGTGGGTAGCTAATAACCGAGTTACATATACTACAAATCAATATGGCACCGAGGTTAAAGATTATTTTGTAGATGGCAACCTTGTACCGATGAGTGGTATTGGATCACTTGTAACTTTCCAATCTTTACTACCTGGAGTTTTGCAGTCTGCAAGTACAACTATTAAAGCCGCCTGGGACGTACAAAAAGCAGCGGCGGTAAGTGCAGCTACACCGATGGCTACTACTATCCTAAAAAATAACGGAGCCGATCTACCCGAGTCACAAATCCAAGGCATACTAGCCGGTTGGAATTCGGCTCGCAGAAATCGCAGTACGGCATATTTGACTTCTACTCTCAGCGCAGAAAATATCGGCTTTTCTCCTAAAGAGATGGGCTACGTAGATTTCAGCCAATATCTAGCGACCGAAATCAGCCGCGCGATGAACGTTCCAAGTTACCTAATTAGCGCGGATATGAATAACTCGATGACATACCAAAATATTTTAGATGGCCGTAAAGAATTTGTAGCTTATTCATTACAGCCTTATATCTCAGCTATTGAGGACAGGCTCTCAATGAATGACATAACAAATAGTCAAAATCAGGTGCGTTTTGCGGTAGACGATACGTTTTTACGTGTCGATGCAAAGGATCGTTTAGATATTATCGAAAAAATGCTAAACCTCGATTTAATCGATGTAGATCAAGCTAGACAAATGGAGCAACTTACACCGCTGGGAGATACAAGTGCTACTAACGTTTAATCAAGAAATCCAAGCTGCAGATACAGAGCGCCGTATCGTTTCGGGACTTGTCGCACCGTATGGAGAAATCGGACATACAAGCGCAGGGCCGGTTATGTTTGAGCGCGGTTCAATTACTTACGCCGAAGCTTCACAGATAAAATTATTGATGCAACACCAACAAGATAAACCGGTAGGCCGAGCGATTTCGTTTAGCGATTCTACCGCTGGAGTTTATGGATCCTTTCGTTTATCAAGTAGCACCCGGGGACAGGATGCACTTGTACTAGCGCAGGAAAATCTCGTAAGTGGCTTATCCGTAGGGGTGGATGTAACTGCCTCTAAGCCTATGGGAGATTACTTGCTTGTCACGGCTGCAGTCCTGAAAGAAGTATCGCTCGTTGAGAGCGCCGCTTTTAGTAGCGCATCCGTTGATGAAATTATGGCGGCACGTGCGGCTCTCGAAGCTGCTACAAGTACAAAAGAAAAAACAACTACTATTTCTACGACTATCGTAGAGATCGAAACCGAAACAGAAACTGAAAGCGAGGAAGCTGTGACTACAGCCCCAGAAAATACACCGGAGGAGACTCCGGTAGATGCACCGGTCGAGGCTGAAAAAGTCGAGGCCGCTCGTAAGATCATCCGCCCATCCGTACTAGACTCTCAGCGAGTCCGTACTCCTATCGTCTCTATGCCTACATATACAGAGCACAAAATCAAAGCTGCACTAGGTAATGATGACTCAAAACTATATGTAACTGCTGCAGATGATTCTTTTGCTACAAACCCTGCGTTTAATCCAACTCAGTACCTCTCAGAGTTTGTAACTAATACACGTTTCCCGAGAAGTGCCATAGATGCCTGTAGCCGTGGAGTATTGCCACCAACAGGCACTACTATAAACGTGCCATCACTCGTTGATAGCAACGGCGGCTTGAACGGTGTAGCACCTACCGTAACGGTAGAGGCAGAAGCTGGCGCAGTCTCTAATACAGGTATGGTTACTGAATATCTTACAGGTACCGTAAACAAGTACGCCGGTATGAATACTCTGAGCGTAGAGCTTCTTGAGAGAACAAATGATCCTAATTTTTATGCTGAATTAACCAACCAGCTACAAATTGCGTATATGAACGCAACAGATCAAGCGGTAATTACTGCAATTAACGCAACAGGTTTTACTAGTACAGGCGTAGCAGCTACTTCCGCTGGCCTTATCTCTTACACAGCTGAAAGTACAGCTAACGTTTACAAAAACAGCGGCTATTTTGCGCAAAACTTTGTAGGCAGTACAGGTATTTATAACCTATTACTAGGTGCAGTAGATACTACAGGCCGCCCAATTTTTAACGCTTATCAGCCAAACCCATCATCTCTAGCTAACGCTGGCGGTATGGTTAGCAATAATTCTGTACGCGGTAATATGCTTGGGTTAGATTTGTACGTTGATCGGTTTATGGCTGCCGGCGTAGTAGATAACTCAGCATTTATTTTAGCTCCAGAAGCATTTACTGTTTATGAAAGCCCTCAGGCTTATATGTCAGTTAATGTTGTATCTAATCTTCAAATACAAATTGCTATTTATGGATTTATGGCAACTATTGCCAAAATTCCTCACGGTATCTGCCGCCTAAATATCAGCTAAGCAACAAAACTAATAGTCGGTAGGGCTCTTAGCCCTTTGAGCCCTACCGGCCTTTTTTAAGATTGGAGTATGGAGATGCCAGCGACTTACGTCACCGAGGCCGAGTTACGCGCTAATTTGGGTATTGAAAATCTGTACTCAAGCGATATAGTCGAAACGTGCTGCCAAACCGCGCAGGATCTCCTAAATCAATTTTTATGGTTTGCCTCAGCTCCGGTAGTAGGAGTGACACTACAAAATAACGTAGCTACCGCGATGATTGCTAACCCTATGATTTTTACTACTGGGCAAAGCGTAACCTTGAGTGGATGCGGCTCAACCTTTAACGGCACCTACACAATTACCGGCACTATTCCCTGGAGCACCGGTACCGCAACTCAAATCCCTAGCCTTATATGGAATCCCTATACCTGGAACTGGCCGGCCGGCTATAGCTTTATCCAATTTACTAAGGTAGCGGCTAACGTCAATTTTCAGCGCGTACTACCTTATGGCTCAGCCGTAGGAGCAGATACAAAAACAAACTCATACGCTACGACTCCGGCTATACGTGAGGCCGCGATGATCCTTGCAGTAGATATTTTTCAAGCTCGTCAAGTTTCACAGACAGGTGGCGTAACGATTGATGGGTTTAGTCCAAGCCCTTACCGTATGGGTAACTCTATGATTGGGAAAATTAGGGGCCTCATAAGCGGATACCAAAACCCAAATAGTATG